AGCTTGCTAGGATTAGGATCTTGAGCATTGTGTCTAGCATAGTAAGATTTCTTTCTAGCCTTGTCTTTGTCGGTCTTAGGGTTATCTCCGGCACCTTTTACGCCCTGCTGCCCAAAGCGTATCAATTTTACTTGACTACCTTCTTTGGCAACCACAACGTGGCTCTTAGTCGGATGACTAGGAGTACGCTTTGGTTTATTGTAGCCCTCAACGCCCGCTCTTTCTAGTCTTGGATCCATCTTTTGCTGTTTTTGCGGCATCTTTGAAGTTCTGAGCTTTTGGTGCTCCCTTCTCGCCCGGTTTACGCATTGTCTCACCTGATCCAGCTTTAATTCGCTCTCTCTTTGCGTGAATGTTGCTATATAGTCCCATTATCAATATATTTGTACAAATATAATGAAAAGAATAATCAAACGCGATAAGGCATACGAACGACGTGAGTTGACGTATGACTTCCTTGGAGAATGGGCAATCGTAAGACGATGGGCTCAAGTAAATTATAATCTCAGTCGATCAGACCTAGAGATGATCCTGTTCTTACATAAAAAGAGATTGTTCGTAAGGGCAGACTTTGCCGACTACGCGAACTTCATGCTGTGGGATCGCAACCGCTTTGATAGGCTGCTACGTGAGGAGTGGATATACATATGGCGCAAGCGCGGATTCGGTGAGACCAATATGTATGAGGTGTCATTTAAGGCCAAGAAGATGGTGACGTCTATCTACAAGAAACTGACAGGCCTGGAGCCAATTCCCACGTCAGTAAGACGAAATAAGGCGTTCCGTAAGAACGCCCCATTCCATCAAAAAACATTAGCAAAAGCTATCGTCGACTTTAACGAACGATTTAAAGAACGACAACAACGTCCTTCTCCTGGAGAATCACATAGCGAGTTTCATTGATCAAAACGTCGTGAGTGTTCACCTTGTCGTACAGAATGACGTCGCCATACTGAATACCTGACACTTGAATACCAACGTCAAAGACAGTCGCCTTGTGGTAACGCATGTCGCTTGAGTCCTCACCGGTGAGAAGCAGTCCGCTCTTGGTTTTCTTTTGCTCACTTACTCGCTCTGCGAGCAAGTATTTATTTAGTACTCTCATCTGCTCTGATATTTGTAATGATAGCGTTTGTACTTAAGATTGTCGTAGCGACCGACACAGCGTTCAACAGCGCGTTCTTTGTCACCTTAGTCGGGTCAACAATACCAGCCTTGATCATGTCAACATACTGCTCAGCCTTCACGTCATAGCCCTCGTTAGGGATTGGCATAATACCGTCCATAATGGTGTCAGCGTTCTTACCTGCGTTTGTGATGATCTGCCACATAGGAGTTCTCAGCGCTTTCGTCATGATCTGAGCGGCAGGTGAGCTTGATGTAATGGCCATTGCCTCGTTAAATAGTGCTACACCACCTCCAGGTAGAATGCCTTCCTCTAAGGCCGCCTCAACAGCACACACAGCGTCGTCAATGCGGTCCTTCTTCTCCTTCTGCTCGATGTCACTTAACGCGCCGACATAGATCACAGCAACACCACCCGATAGGTTGGCAGCTCTCTCCTTACGGAAGTCAGTCTCCTCTTTGCTTACACTCTCAAAGATTGTCTCAGTAATATCGAGAATTCTGTTCTCGATATTTTGTTGACTGCTAGCGTAGGGCATAAAGATTGTATGGTCCTTACCAACGATCACCTTTGAGCAGCGACCAAGGTGTGCCACATCAATCAATGACAAGTCATCACCAGTGTCCTCACTGAAGTATGTGCCGTCCAATGCGATTGCTAGATCCTCTAGCAAATCTTTCTGACGGTAACCGAAGTTTGGAGGTAAGATGTTACATGCCTTGATCTTGCCCTGAACGACATTAATGTTTAATGTATTAAGTGCAGCAGGGCTCATCTCGCCGATGATAAGTAACGGCTTGTTGTTTGCTACAATGTGCTGTAGGATCTTCTCAATGTTTAACAGGTTACTGATCTCTTGGTCAGTGATTAGAACGTATGGGTTGTCCAACACAGCCTCTTGGCGCTTGTAGTCAGTGATAAAGTGACGACTAGTCCAACCTCGGTCAGCCTTCAACCCCTTAATCACCTCAACATATGTGTTGTGGTCCTTACTGTTCTCAACTGATACCATCTTCACCTCACCGAACGCGTCAGCGATCATGCCGCCAATCTCAGTGTCATTGTTTGCACTGATTGATGCCACATCCTTAAGCTTCTTTCCGGATAACTTCTTGGATCGCTTGGTTAGATGCGTCACGACGTCTGTCGTGATGCTATTAATCTCTCTGATGACCTCAGTGACATTGTCTTCTGGAGAGAGTACCTCTTCGGCTGCATCAACAATAGCCTCAGCTAAGACCACACTTGTCGTGGTGCCATCGCCTGCAACCGTTGCCGTCTTCTCAGCAGCCTGTCTGACCATCATAACGGCCAAGTTCTCTACCGGGTCGTATAGATTGATCGACTTAGCGACCGTTACGCCGTCCTTTGTGACCGTGATACCACCAACATGGTTCTCTGATTCAATCAAGACCGTTCGGCCTCGCGCACCTAATGTGCTTTTTACTGCTCCAGCGATCGTTTTGATGCCTTTAATGAGCTTTTTGCGACCATCGTCGCCTAAATGTACATGTTTTACTACCATTTCACTTGATTTTTTGACAAATCTAGTGATTTTTGTAACATATAACAAAAAACCCCTCGAAATCGAGGGGTTTAGATTGTTTATTTTGATTTACGGTATTGATCTACCATACTTCCCTTGAAGTACTTGCCTCCACCTTTTTCATAAACTTTATCAGCAAACTTGCCGGCAGTCTTTAACTGTTTAGCTTCAGAACGCATCATTTTAGCGCCTTCTTTGTTACCCTCTTTGCGGTATTCTTTCTGAATACCCTTAGACTCAGCGCGCATACGCATGATCTCAGGCTTAGATGCAGTATTTAAGTAAGTACCACTAGCTGTTGGGTTAGCATATGCGGCAAATTGCTTGGCTTCTTTGTTATAACCACGACCAGCTTTATTGACAGTTGTAGTCACCTTGGCAGCACCTAAACTTCCTTTTGGATTAGTAGCTCTAGTGAGACCACTTTTGCCACCACCAGTCATAGCAGCACTAGTTCTAGTTTTAGAACGTGTAGACGCTGGAGCTTCAAATACAGGCTTCTCTGCCGCTGGCTTAGCTTGACGCAATTTTCCTTTTGGTGCTTGAATGGTTGCCTTCTTGGTTGGCATTTTGTTTAGCTCAACGTTAGACCAATCAGCTGGCTCTGACTTCTTAGGTGCTGATGGCTTAATAGGGTCGTAAGTTCTGTGAGCAGTTCCAACCATCCAATCAGCATCAGTTGATTTTTTATTGTAAGACGGATCTACCTTGACTTTTTTATACTCAAGTCCTCCTTCTTGTCGTTGTCGAGAATTATATTCAGATAATTCTGCTGGACTTAATGATCTAGAAATATTTTCACCACCAAAACCGTACACTCTTTTTCTCTCAGTTTCGTATTTTTTCATTTTCTCATTGTAAGCAGGAAGATCCTGCTCTTTATACTTCTTGTAAGAAGCATCCTGAGACTCTAGTTCAGAAGCTGGTACGATTTTTCTAGTTTTAGGCGGTGTAGTCTTGGACGTCAGCCTGTTTGTGCGCATTATTGCCATTGTATAACGATTTTAAAAATTACTATGTTTAATACCAACTCATTAGCTGGCCATTCATCATCGCCTGGAAAGTATTCCAGACCGACCGCTAGGCCAAAAGTGGGGACGAGTAGGATTGTCATTTTAAGAATTTACCAGTTTTAGAGCTACTTTTGCTAGTCATCACATTGCCTCTTTGGTCATATAAAGTTCTGCCCTTAGTCATGTCTCCATTTGGAGATACAGTCTTACTAGATTCAAACTTCCTGCCACCTTGAGAATTTGTTGCAGATCTTGAATAAGTTGTAGAGCCTGTTTCTGAATCTTTAATTACTTTTTTAGTAACAGTTCTATCTCCCATTAAGCCCTTTCTTGAGGCGGTTGTTTCTTTAGCAACATTAGGACTGGTTGTAAGCTTGGTACTCTTTTCAACTTTAACAGGGTTGTTGATCTTAGTATTAGCTAAAGTCTGTGCCATCATTTTGGTTTCTCTAGCTCCTTCTTTAACAAAAGCGACACCTTTATTAAGAGCGTTTTGAACGCCCATTAAATTTACAGGCCCTTCTACCTTAGGCTTGTCTGGATCACCGAACTTGCTTCCTAGCTTGTCTATTGCCGCGTTCTTGAACGGCATACCGTAATTTTTCATGATCTTTTTTTCTACAAATATAAGGAATATTAGATATATGGAGTATTCGGGTAATACCCCCAATCCACGCGAGCCGGCGCGAAAGGGAAACGGTTTGCATTTCGGGGTGGGGGGTCTGCTTTTGGAACTTTTCGGCAGGATTTTTTGGCTTTTCGGGTGGGGTGTTGGTTTGTCATGGAAACCAATACAGGCGGGCTCTAGGCCGTGCTGCCGTTATGCCTGTAGTTTGCTAGGCTTGTCCTATAATTTGCATTATGTTAAATAGAAATGTATTTGAGACCAATGGCAGCACGGGAAATCAGGCGACCAATCGACCTACCTGATGGCCGTCCGTCCAGCCGTTTGCGCAGTTGGTTGCGCTTCTGAAAGGAAGGGGTTACACCTTTTAATCATTTCACACAATAAATCTTTACCTAGCATCATGCGTTTATGTAGTGCATAACTATTTGATTCTTAAGCAATTAGCCGCTAGACAAACGTGTCTCTTATTTAGAATGATTTTAAATTAGCATAGAAATGTGAAAATAATTGTAGAAAGATAGTTTACAATTAAAATATTATGCCTAGTTTTACATCAAGCAAAAGAGCTAACAACAACACTTCTTACTAGCAAGCCTCTAGGCGTTACGATGACGAATCAGTATACTAAAGGTGGCCGAAACGATAAAGCTTTACTAAGCGCCTTTCGAGGAGCACGCCGCGGTAAAGTGGTTCAAAGGTAGGCCTGCTACACTAGCTCAGGAGCTCAGTTCATTGACATATTGATAAGACTATAAACTAACTAGGTGAGTCACACTAGGCCGATGCGGTAAGTATAAAGACTCCGCTAAGTCGGGGCGCTCGATACACTACTCAGGTGGTCGACGTCAAACTATCAGGCCAAAGGGTGATACCTGATAGACTAAAAGAGAGCACGTAGTTTCACGTGACGTGCAAGCATTAGGTGCGGTTAGAATGACTAATTGATGGCAGCGATAGCCACCGCACCGCAAACCAATTAAACACAATAGATATGTATTTATCAAATGAATGTATCAGCAAAGAACAACTAACTAACGAACTACATGGACAAATTGAAAGTCTACATAGAGAATTGGTAAGATTGAAAAAGATTAAAAAAGAAGGTATTTACAAACTACCATGCACGGAAAGCTATGTAGAAAAAAGAATCATCAGTATACCTGCTCAAGTGTTAGACAAGAAAGAAAGAATCAAACAACTAAAATAAAGTAATCATGGAAACTAGAGTAATCAGAATCGAAGGCCGCTATGAAATCATCGGCTTCTTTCAGGAAGGTGTGTTAGTTAAGACACGCAAGTTATTAATCCCATTTAGATACAGATAGTCATGGAAAGAGAATTCATAAAATTACTAATCAGGTATGATGCATTAAGAGACGAATTGTTCAACTACACAAATGATTACTTTGACTCAATGAAGTACGACATCGATGGCTATGCTTATCAATTAGCTTGCGATGACTTTGATGAAATTGAGAATCTTAGAAATCAGGTAGAATCATTTGAATTGATACTGCAAGGAGTAAGTAAACTTAAATACATTTTTGGATAACTAAATAAATAGAAATCATGACAACCCTCAAAACCTTCAAAGCTTTGATTAACGGAACGCTATTCAAAGTAGACCAACTGCATTTCGGTGGCCAAGACATCCGATACAAATTGCATCGCACAAGCTACATTAATCAGGGATGGGAAATCATCTTTGATGAAACAACATTTAGTGCAGACCTCTTTTGGAATCTTAACCCTCAAATACAAAACTAATCATGAAACTAGCACTCATCATCGCAAAGGCCATTCAGATATGCATGGCAAGTTCAGTAGGCATTGCAGTAGCATTCGCCTTGTACAAAGTAGTCACAAACCAAGCAACGGGCATGTCAATATGAAAGTGAAAATCAAGTTCGTCAATAGGTGGCTCAAGGTCACCTATGTGACCAAGGAAGTGCAGAATCAAGCACACTTAGACAATTACATCAGCTACATGGAAGCCAAGTTCGGCTATCAGTGCGATGAGGTATGGACAATCAAATAACTAGAAAACATGAAGGCAATCGTTCAGGTAAATTACCGCGACATGAAGGGTAATGAATATCAGGTATACGAAATCGTATCCAATCGAGTGACATTGGAGTATAAACTATCAGGACAAACAATCTTGGTTGACTTCAATATAGATGAGGTTCAGTTATTAATAAATAGAATCTCTTTATTCAGGAATCAGGCAGAACGCGACGCAATTTTCATTAGCTATACCTACAAGAAAGGCTATGTATTTGAGTATGCTATGCCTAATGGTAAAAGATACCGAAACCTAATCAAGAATCCACTTAACAACTAGAACACATGGAAACACCAAAAAGAAAACCAATCCTAGAGCAACAACTCAAGAATCAAAGAAGAAGGTATAATGAAGAGCAACCGCCGGATGAAAGGTACACGCTAAGCCAATGGATAGAATACAAACTAAACAATTGGTTCAGGGGTCAAAGAGTCATCCTGAAGGGCAATATAATTTACTTTATTGACACTAACAACTAGAAATCATGAAGACACCAATTAAATACGAAATCATGTCAGCAATGCTCAAGTATGTAACTAAAGAGAGCGCTGATGGCTATGGACAGCTTAAGACAATGAGTGTAAACGCTGTGTTCGGAAATAGAACAAAAGAGTTCCTTGAGTACCTTGAGAAAGACCCATTCATCAAGGTGAGCACATATGGGTGGACATACGGAACATACAAAGGTATCGGTGGGCTACACGACATCAAGGATGAGAACTTCCGCATCATGTGCCAAGAGGCATGGGCTAACAATAAGAGTAGAGCTAGAAACTTAAACCAATGGTAATCATGATAAAATTTGCAGTTCACCATGTGTTCGACACTCTAGATGACAACGAGCACTACTACTTCTCAAGCTATGCTGATGCGCTTGAGTTATTCAATCAAATCAAATCACAAATAGAAAGACATCTTCCAATTGTAGAACTATACACCGATGAGGTAGATGAGTTCTATGTACACCTAGACGATGGATTACAAAAAGTATATATTCAAGACCTATGATAAAATTTGCAGTTCACCACACGTTCGATTGTATGGACTACAACGAGCACTTTTACTTCGCGACGTTCGAAGAAGCCCATAAGAAATTCGCTGAGATCAGGCAGTCAATCATTGATTGGGGTTCAATCACTGAAATCTACACCGACGAATTCGAATCCTTCTACGTGCAAGAGCCCGACCAATCAATCAAATTATACATCCAAGAGATATGATAAAGCTATCCAACACCAAAACAGTCTTGCTTGACGGATTTCAGGCAGAGATAACGGGAAACTACAAACTAGTAGGTCAGGTATCAGGCACATCAAACAAGTACATTGTGCGATGCGCTGATACGGGAGCACTACACATTGTTGAACTTAATGTAATTCATGTAATATGATAAGAGTATATTTCGAGCGTAGTCAGCTCAGCCAATTAGTAGCTGTATTCTTTGACGAGTACACATACAATGACTGCCTACCAAAACTAGAGCGCCTATGCAAGGACATGGGCTTTGACAAAGTAACTGAGTCTATTGAGACCTCAGTAGCAACTGATAAACTAACAAACCAAATCCTGAACTTATGAAAATCGAAATCACCAACCAATACGGATTCGCGCACTATTGGACGCTAGTCTATCGCAACAAGTCTTACTACCTAGGCCAAGACGTCAAGGTATGCAACCGCTTGCTCAATATGCTACCACATGACGTTGTCCAAGCAATCGGCACACGAGAGATTGACAAACCAACGGGCAACAAGAAGCTCGCTCAGTTTATTGTCAAGACTTTGAAGGAAACACACTTGATCAACTTTAAAGATTTACAACCATGGGACTTAGCGGTAGATTAAAGCAATGGCTCGCCGATGGCAACGTCATTGTCAAACCAAACGGCCGGTATGCCACACAATGTCACCAGTACACAAACTCACTAGACCTTAAAGAGCTAGTGAGCTACTACATGAGGCACTATGTCGGTTAACTTACTGATTCTCAAGGCCTCATGTCAAGTTATGTCGCGCCATGTTGATTTTATGTCAACTTTTTTTGGCGTAACTACTTGATTCACAATCATTTAACCCCCTTTTATGTCGAAATGTCAACTTTTCCCCCAATATTCAGAGAAAAACATATAAAAGAAGCTATTCTTTTATAATATATATTCTCTTTTTTTACTTTTAATTTTCAATAGGAAAAAAATCAACATTTCGACATTTCCCTTATTCTATAAGGAAAAAATCGACATAAAACCGACATTGAGTCGACATTAAACCCCTAAACTTGACATAAAATGAACAAAGTAATCCAATCATTCCTTGAAGGCAAGAAGTGCAAACAAGGCAACGGCCAAACAGACGGCCAATCATTATTTCTATTCGGCAACATGATAGCACAACACCGCCCTGACGGTTTGTATGTCAGCAACGCAGGATGGCCGACTCGGACGACCAACAAATGGCTCAACCAATTACCCAACACAACTGCTTATTCACACAAGAAGAAACCACACCTGAACGGAGCTGAATGGGATGGTGAGATGACAAGAGTAAACGAAAACCAACCACCACCGACATATCTCGACCATGCAGGTGAGGCATTCGACATGACGATGCGATACGTCCGATTGGATGGATGGAGAGGCCACCAAGAGCCTGTCTACTCAATTCATTGCGAGCCTGACACGGGTGGATGGGACGACAGCCCGTATCCAAATGCTGAGCAAAATATAAAAGCCAAAACATCTGAGCTCCGACGCAATAAAATACCATACAAAGTCGTTACACTTGAAACGAGCAATGTCTTTTGCGTCAATCACTTTATTGTAGTACCACCTAAATTCTTTCCAAATGATAACTAAACATGACTTAGAATACCATGGCTATGGTAATCTAGACGATTACTTCGAAGCCATCTGCCAACACATTGAATCCAACGAGCACTCGATCGCTCGTGAGATGCAGGCCAAGCTATCCAAGGGCCAACTGCTAGCCTTCGAGCAGTTTCTAGACGAGGCGTATCACTATGAACTAATGGATGACTTATGATGACACCAAAAGAGAAAGCCGAAGAACTAGTAGACCTATACTACCCAATATTTACGCATAGTATGGCTATGTTTGATGCCAAAAAGTGTGCATTGATTGCAGTTAATTTATTAATGGAAGAGGCGTATCGTCAACATGACTACGAAGGATTTAAAGCATATTGGAAAGAAGTTAAACAAGAAATCTCAAACTTATGACAGCAGTAGAATGGTTATTCGTCCAAATGGGCAATGTCGTAGCAGGCTATGAAACCGAACTTGACCAAGGTCAAATGTTAGAAAAAGCTTTGCAAATGGAGAAGGAGCAAATGGAAACCCATAAGTACACCCAATCAATTGAAGAACTTAAAAAACAAGACCTATGACACCACAAACATTAGACTTCGCAACATGGCCTGAGTTGTATGACTACATCTTTGAGAGCAGACTCAACGGCCAAAAGAAACAAAGCAAAGAGTTATACCAATCGCTGCAACAAGAGCGCCAAGTTGAATTCCAAGACTATCTCGTCGAGATGTTTGATCAGGAGTTCATGAGCGCTCAGATGCTAGCACAATCCCTTAAATTTTATGCAGATAAGAATAACTGAAAGTTGGCCAGCCGGTAGGACTATCGGCCTATCAATATCCCTGAGTTTGGATGACAGGGAGATACTCATCCATTTTTTATTACACGGAATATCTATAAAGTTATGATGAACCAAAGATTGCAGACCAAGTACATGACGGTCTTAGAGGACATGTATGTAAGAGAGAGCTACACTTTAGCTGAAATCAGAGAAAAGCACCGAGTCAATCAATACTTTTTAATAGTAGTAAAGAAGCTAGGTTATGTCAAGAAGGTAGATGGAAAGAAGCTATACACATGGAATAGCGGAGCGCCAACCAAGAGACATATGAACAGGATAAGGACAGAGCTGATTGAAATTAAATTAAAGAGGTCTACCAAGCGAGTGCCTGCTAAAAGAAAAACAATCAAACTACTATGGGGTCTTATCACTTATGAGGTATAGTAGTTATCACGTGTGCTACCACGTTAGCCCAATCCTGTGCACTGGTGTGACGGTTGAGGCGCGTAGTATTAAAGAGGCAATCACTAAATCTAATATCGATGCAAATGAAATCATCTATGTCGCCAACCTTGAAGAGGTACATCGTGACGTTCGAGAATGGCCGGACTCTAAAGCTATTCGCAGTTAACAGGTGGACGGCACTTGAGCTATGTGCAATCATGTCAAGCCTGCCGATCAAGTCTATTGATGAAGCCAAAGTACAAATCAAAATTGAATCACTAAATTTTAACTAACATGTATGCACTAATTTCAGTAGGCGCATATGCAGGGTTACTGCATGTCGCCAAGATAAACAACACAGTTCTACGGGCAAGCCTTGGCATCCCATTGGTTGTTACGATGTTCTTCTGTGGTCTTATGGCCTTAACGCAAGGCATAGCAGCCCAGTGGATTCCTGATAAGGCTGAATACAATGTGGTCTCAAAGGGCAACTTCTACACCACTGAGCCCGACATGGCGACCGCTTTGTCAACCGCTCTATCAACATTGCAATACAACGGAGCCAAGATGCACACGCTGAACGTTGACAAGAAGGACATCAACTCACCGCTGTTCAACTACTTCATTCGTTCAGACGAGGAAGAGATGGTGTATGTAGCATATGTCGCTAGAACAAAATCAAACGACTACGTGGTATGGTTCAAGTTCATACCAAACGAGACGACTGAATTCGAGGAAGAGTTTGTTATCCTAGAATATGTAAAATAATTTTGAATGTTTAATATTTTTTAACTAAATTTGTAATCTAATGCACTGGAGAAATTTAATGAAAGACAACAAGTACTTAGGGAGTTGGGACTTGGAAGTCGATGGCAAGTACGAGCCACGAATCGTTACAATCGAAAAAATTTATCAAGACGTCATGGTCGGAGAGATGGGCAAGGAAGACAAGGTCTTCGTCAAGTTCAAGGAATTCCAAAAGTCCATGGTGTGTAATCGCTCAAACTTTAAGAGACTTGAAGTTTTCTTCAACTCGTTTGATTTCAACGACTACCTAGGTAAGCAGATTGTCATGTCGGTAGAGAAGGTCAAGAGTCCACAGGGTATGGTTGATGCGCTGCGTTTCAGCACGCGTCCGCTACCTAAGAAGGAGAAGCCAACTCTTGACGAATCTAGATTCGTCAAGGCATTGCAGGCATTGCAGGAAGGCAAGACAACCGTTGAGAAGTTAACTAGTGATTTTAATTTAAACCAGGCGCAACATGATCAAATTAAGGGCATCCAATAGTTCAGGAATATTTTCGGGCGCGAGCGGAGGTTTAACTCCGGTTCAATCAGCCACTCTTGATGGCTTATTGGCCAAGGTCAAGTTGACTGAAATCCAAGCAGCCAAGCGTGATGAGTTGATTGCCAAGCGTGACGCAAAGCCTGATCTCAGTGATGGCGCCAAGACAATCATCGAGGACATCATCAACACGACTGCATACCAATACAAGGATTGGTTTGGTAGCCGTGAGACTGACAAGGGTACGCGCATTGAGGACGACTCGATTGAGCTATACAACCGCATCTTCTTTACTGATTATAAGAAGTTGGTTGAGGGTGATGAGTTCTATGAGCTGTCATACAAATGCTTGGGTGGTCACCCTGACATCGTCGACACAAAGCGATTAAAGGTCATCGACATCAAGAGTCCATGGTCTAAGAAGACGTTCCCTAAGTTAGAGAGTAAGGCTCAGAAGAAAGTCAAGGAGTCTGGGTACGACTGGCAGATAAAGAGCTACCTATTGATGCTACGCAAGATGACCGGCCTTGATTGGCGTGATGGTGAGGTGGCATACATGTTAAGCGACACACCTGAGGATCTACTCAACGAATGGGACGAGCCGACATTGCACTACATGGGCGACGTTCCTGATCAACTACGCGCTACTATTGTTAAGGTCACGTTGACTGACGACGAGATTGCAGTCATGGACGCAGCGTTAGATGCCAGCATTGATTATGCTAAGTGGTACACTGACTATTTAAAAACCAAAAACTTATGATACGCTTGCTTACTGATGGTGGATACCCATCACTATCTAACTATGTCGGTGAACTATTCCCGATCGATAAGAGAGGACACCTATACTACATTACAGTAAAAGGAAAAGAGTATGTGTTCTATCCTGATGAGGTTGAAATAGTTCTTTTATACGAAGACAATGTCGGTAAGCAACTACTAAGCGTAGCTACCATGATAGTTGTTACTGCAATAGCTATCACAATAATTATTTCCGTAATCTTTTAATTAATACCTATATGTTTAAATTCAAAGGGATTGCCTACAAGGTGGGCAACGTGGAGACTATCTCCGACAAATTTCGTAAGCGTGAGTTCATTGTAACCGATGGTGCTGACCAGTACCCGCAGTACATTCCATTCACATTTGTTAACGACAAGTGTGACTTGTTGAACAGCATCGCTGAAGGCCAAGAGGTCGAGGTGTCGTTCAGTTTAAAGGGTCGTGAGTGGACCAGTCCAAAGGATGGTCAGGTGAAGTACTTCTCAACAATTGAGGGCTTTGCTGTTACGACTACATCTAACCCGGCATTCGCTCCTAACGTAGCGCCTAGCGCTCCAGGATCAGGTCACACTGACGACGATTTGCCATTTTAGTTCATAGCACCTGCTAGGACAGGTTTGTTGTTTTGGTTTAATGGGTGTATCCTAGTGCACCCATTTTTAATCTAATTTAATTATGTGGTTTAGAACGTCAACGGTTGAAAAGCCGATCAAAGACTCTATTGTAGAGTCGGTAATCAAGAAGTATAGACAGCGTTCCGAAACAGGAATAAAGAAGTATGGTTTCACGATGGACCGCAATGATTTGTCGGACATTGATTGGCTTACACATGCTCAGGAGGAGGCTCAGGACTTAACGCTGTATTTAGAGAAGATGAT